CTCCATCTTGGAGTCAAGGTCTTGTTGCGATTGCATGGCTTTCGCGCCCACCTGTAGTCCAGCGATAAGCTGTTGTGCAGCAATTCGCTCACGCTCAATCTGCGCTCTTTCGTCTTGTGCAGCAGCATCAACTTCAAGCTTTTTCTCTTTGATGCCAACTTCACGCTCTTTGAGTTCCAACTCTTTCTGTTGCATCTGAACAATCGGGTCTTGCGCAGCTTGTTGTGCTTGCTGCTGTGCGGCTTCCGCTTGGTTCTTCTGCGACAGTTTGGTTGCTGCCATTGCCATCATGCGGCTGATCTGAACCTCCATCTCCTCTGGAATAGTCTCGCCATCCTCATAGTCAGGAATATCAACCGGAACACCCAACTGCTCTTCAATCTGTTTGCGGTACTCGAACGCGATGTGTTCGTTAATATGAGCCATCATTGCACCCATGATTGCGTTGGCTTGCGGGTTTTGCCCAACAAGTTGTGCAATCTTCGGGTCTTGCATTGCGGTCATATGTACTTGGATATGTGCTTCATGGTCTTGATACAAGAACGCCTTGACCGGCTTCATGTTCAGAATTGCCATGTTCTCTGACACAGGATCTTTTGGCTTCTGATCTTCCGAGGCAGGTACAAGCTTGTGAATATTCTTGATGCCCAAAACTTCTAGCATCTGCTTGTTTAACTCGACCATGTCATAGATTTGCGGATTAGCTTGTGCCATTTGCATAACCGCTTGGTACTGAACCACCTTCTGCGACATCGTCGCCGCATTTGGATCAGATACCGGAATCACATCGACGTTGGCGTAGTCTTGTTGACGTGCACGACGTGGGCCTTCTTGTGGTTCGTAGCTGTACTCTGTTGGGGCATACGCCGCGATGATGTTCTTCAAGAGCTTGAACTCTTGTTTCATCGCAAAGTGAATCCGCGCCTGAACAGCCGACATCACTTTCAGTTGACGCTCCAGCAGTGCGAGTGTCGTTCCAACAGGAGCCTGCGCCGACATATCTGAGACCTGCAAGTCAGCAGCAGAAGCAAAGCGCCGACCTTCATCGACGATCTGATCCATCAACTGCTTCAGGACAAGTGACGGCTCCTTATACGGCAGGGGCAGAATGTTGTCCCTGATAGTGCCGGAGGCCACGTCCACGTCACGCCATTCTCCCGGAGAGATCGGAGTATCGTCTCCCTTGGTACGCATTCCTTTGGTCTTTAGACCGCCCGGCAGGTTTGACAGCGTACCCGCGTCAACAAGTTGACGAAGGATGGAAGTGCCCGACTTGGCGTACGCGCCAATCAAGTGGATCAGGCCAAAGTAGTAGAAGCCAAAGCCCGGTATGTAGCCGTAGTGAACGAAGTGGGTTCGCTTCTGATGTGTGTCATCGTCTGGTTCCCAGTTGCGACGGATTGCCAGAATAGTGCCGCTACCCTTTTCCATCGTGACGATGTACGGTAACGCTACGCCGTCCTCGCTTTCAAACCCTTCCAAGTCGAGGTCAACTTGCATCTCAAGGAGCTTGTAGCGATCATCGGTGGTAGCACGGAAGCCCATCTTCTCCGCGATCTTCTTCTCGACATCATCCAATGTGTTCATCGGAGGGCCAAGCTCGATGTCGCGGTAGAAGCCTGCAACTTGCAGTTTCTTTAGCTCGTTCTCAGTCTTACGCATCACATGGGTTACACGTGGCGCATTTTGCAAAGTCTCTGAGCCGTAAGGCACGACCACATCTTCAGCAGGTACAAAAATAGAGACCTGACGCTCCAGCGATGGGTCGTAGTACACCTTCTTAAACGCATTACCCGACAGGCCCAAGCCCCACAGCATGCGCTCATGCTCACTGCGGTACTCGGTCATCACCTCAGTAAGCTGATAGTTCATATCCGCTTGAACGCGCTCCGCAGCGTCCTTCTTTTGAGTGGTCTCCTTTCCAATGATCTGCGTCTTAACCGGGCCACTCGCCGGGAACGTCGCCATAATCGTCTCGGACTGGAACTTAACCAGAGCCTCAGATAGAAGGGGATGGTAAACCCCGCAAGCGCCTTCCCACGGCTCACTTCGTTCCTCCAGTCTCATACCGAGTAGCTCAAGGCCATCGACGTAGGTCTGCATCCAGTCTTTGCGACTAGCCACGTCATCCTCAAAGTCACCCGTCAACTCACCTGCCAGCGTCTCCAGCGCGTCTTCACTGATCTTCTCAGCGAGGTTAGCGTTAAAGTCATCGTCCTCATCTTTACCCGGCTCAATCTCAATCTCCAAGCCACCCATGCCAATAGTTACCGACTCCGGGTCTTCGATCTCAATCTCGATTGCGGGTTCCTCGTCCATCATTCCCATAGCGTCCAGCCCTAGCGGCGCGCGGTTTAATGCTTTATCAATAGCCATGATCTATCCTTAGTAATAAGCTTTTCTGCGTCTGAACTCCGGCACCTCGTCCGGCTCGTCAAGTACCGAGCGAATGTAGCCACCTTTGCGAAAGCGCATTAACGCGAGAGATACCGAGTCAACATAGTCATCATGCTCCCCGCCGGGGAACGACGCTACCTCATCCACCACTTCTTCCGCCCAATGTGTGTTGGGTACCCAGACGCGCCCACTCGCAAAAATGTCTGATACCGCATTTAACCGGCTGATCTTGTCATTGCCTTTACCCGGTGTGAACTCTTGCACGGGTATACCCATCGACCGCATCTCATAGATGAGCGGCGCTCCGGTTGCCTTCTTCTCGATGATGATAGAGTCCGGCTCCCACTCCTTGCACTCCTCAATTGCCTTTTTCTTTAGCTCTGGAAACTCCATGCGCTTACGGAAGGCATTTAAGAGGATGATGTTGGCCTGCATTATCCCGCTGGCATCCTCCTGATAGAAGACCCCCCACGTGGTGCATGCCGAATAGTCAGCACGGTTGTGTTTCTCGAACGCCGTATCCCAGCTTTGCAGTACAAATTCACACTGCGGCGGGTTGTCTTCCTCCCATTCCTGCCACCATTCACGCTTGATGATTGCAGCAGACTCGGATGTGGGGTTCTGCATGTACTGCGCCATCCATTTCTGGTTGGGCAGTTCGTTTTTCAGGGCTTGGAGTTCTTTAATTGACCAAAACTCAGGCCAAAGCGGGTTGCCAGAGGGCAGAATCGCCGGAAACTCAATCACTTCCCACTCATCGCCGTCACGTTGCGCAGCGGCTTTCAATACTTGGCCCGTCAAGTCCTTCTTTGACCAGCGTGTCATCACGATGATGATCGATCCACCCGGCTGGAGACGCTGACGAGGCCCCGATGTGTACCATTCGTAGGTCTTATCGTAGATTTCCGGGTTTACTTCGGCTAATGCAGCCTCTTGTTCGCTGTGCGGGTCATCAATAATGAGAATATCCGCACCCTTACCGGTCACCGCACCGCCCACACCGATAGCGAAATAGTCACCGCCCTTGGATGTGTTCCATCGACCCGCCGCTTTGGAGTCTGATTGCAGTGAAGTCTCGGTAAAAACGTCTTTGTATACGTCGCTGTCCACCAAGTTACGGACTTTTCGACCAAAACCGACAGCAAGCTCTGCTGTATGAGACGTTTGAATTACCTTTTTGTGAGGAAAATTGCCCAGAAACCACGCTGGCAGCAGGTATGAGGCGAATTCTGACTTCGTATGCCGTGGTGGCATGTTGATGATGAGTCGTTTGCACTCTCCCCGAGCCACCCTTTCAAACGCTCTAGCCATCTTCGCATGGTGTGCCCCATCAATAAAGGAAGGCCAGACCTTATGGACGAACGCCATGAAGTCTGTTTTGGCTGCATCTGCCGCTTTCCTCGCTGCCAACTCCTCCAACAACTCCGCTGCTTTAACTTGAACTTCTTGCGGGAGGACGTTGAGCAGGGCGGGGTTAGTCTTGAGCGTCTGTAGCAGGTTCGGTTGTGCTGGGTTCTGGGTCATCCAGTGCCGCCAATTCCGCGTCTAGGTCGATCAAAGGTTTAGGCCGGGCGGTGTTTTCTATCACCTCGGCATTCCCCATGTATTTCTCCAAGAGCGTCACTAACTCGCCTTCAAGGTCGGCAGTAGACTTTTGTTTTATGGTGATCTCCATCTGTTCGCTGAACAGGTTCACACCTCTGCGTTTACCCAGCAGTTCTAGGGCTTTTAATCTGACTTTGGGGTCTTCGTCTTCCGTCTCTTCAAGGAGCCGGTTTGTGACGTAATTGGCGATGCGGCGGTTGGCACCGAGAAACTCGTGATCGTAATGTGTCAGGAGTGACTCTAATTTGAGGATAGCGCCGGGAGGAGTCTTGGCGACATTGAATGCTTTCTGCTCGGTGAATAGGTGGTGTGCTTCCACGCTGTCTTCATCCGTTACCTCAACCTCCGCACCCTCGTTCATTAGTTCTTGGAGTGTCGCGCATGCGGCGGCTGCTCGTTCACGAAACTGCTCCACCTCCTCCGGCGTTACGTCCAGTGGTAGTGGTATGCCAACTTCAGGTGTGATGACGAGGGGCATAGGCAAATTGTCATGTTCTGCTTTCGCAGATTTTTTACATACCCCCCGCCATATGGAACCTAAATAAAAAGGCAAGGGGGGTGTTTCTATTTTGCGCAGTATAGCCCTGCTTGGATTTTTTGCAAGGGGGTGGGGGTACCACCGCGCCTATCCTTGACGACATGTTAACAAATTAACATCGACAGCACCCCCTCCGCATAGTGTAGCTGTTTTCAAAAAATGCGTATCGGATGTGTGGAATACAGCGCAGCGGCGGGGGCGGAGTCCCATCTGCCAGCTTGGGGGGTGGGGGTAGGGTGGGGTCGCGGGGTGGCGGAACTTACTGTCTGACAGTAACTTCCAGGAAAGCTTGACAAGCGGAAAGCTTTATGGTGTAATGACGTCACTGCATCAGCGGATGCAGCAATTAACAAGGAGTTATCATCATGACTACTAAAGCCAAACAAACCAAAATCGTTAACGCTATCGACCAAGCTGTTAAGACATTGTCACAATCAAAACGCGATACTGCGAAACCTTCCGCAGTTACATATGTTGCAACAAAAGCGCATATTGAGTTAGCGCGTGAGGCCGGTGGATTGTCGAAAGTAATTCAGGACAATCAGGAGTACTTCAACAAAATTGCAGGTATGTTGCGTGATGCAAAAGTAGTAATAGGTGATGCGCGTAAATGCCCACTTGCAAAAGCTTTTCTTGCCGCGCGTTTCACTGGCAAGGTAGCTGCATCGACTAAAGCTAACGCGCTGTTAGCGTTTCGCAAAGCGGTTTCAAGCGGCAAAGAATATAGCGAAAATGCTTATCGCAAGGCCGATGCCAAAAAAGAAACAGCAAAAAAGGGTGCGCAAACCGCACCAAAGGCCGACGATACCAAAAAGGTAACGCATGTCGAAGCAAGCGAAACCGCAACGACGTATCAGTGCACGATAGCGCGTAAGGGCAGCGCTAAAAAGGCCGCGCAAACTCTGCGCGATTTGATTAACAAAATGAAATCGTCAGAAGAATACAGTGGCCTATGCTTGGCGCTGATCGACGCGTTGGACGAATTCGACGGCGAATAATTAACTCGAGGCCGCGAAAGCGGCCTCATTATTGGAGATATCAAAATGGAATTAAATAACGAAACCGCAGTTGATTTAGCTGATTATCTTTTGGAATGTTTTGCAGTCGCTGGGTACACTGACATTCATTCCGACCATATCGCGGCAGTTATCAAAGATTATATTTCAAGTTCCGAAGCTTGCGACGCTGATTGGATAGCACGGCACGGATAATCGACCCACCCCGCTTCGGCGGGGTTTTTTATTGCCTGCGTTTTTGACGCAGGAACTGGTGTCAATGCAATTGGAGGGTGGGCGGGTTGGGCGAAGCCCACGAGGCACTCAGTAGGAGAGAGGGAGGCGAGTCGCGCACAGCGCGAAAGGTGGAACTGGTGTCACCGCAGTAGCCGAGCAGGGGCAAACTTACTGTCAGACAGTAAGTTTTTATCAAATTGATATTTGTTCACAATGTTCCGCATGTTCCAAAATTTGTGAACAAGCTTTTTTTAGCATAACTCTTTGTTTTTATTAGCTTTTCTTGTTGTTATATTTATATTTGTTCAAATGTTCAAATGTTCACAGATAACACAACGGATTCCAAAAATTTTTTTCTCTCTCACACGTGGTAGCAAGAAATTTCTATGTGATCTGCTTTCTTTCGTTTTATTTGGCAGCGTGTATTTTCACGGAACAAGTGAACAAAATGCAAAACCCATATGACATCCGTTGAAAACACAGGGCAAAAGCTATGTTTTATTTTTCGGAACATCGTGAACAAATCCGCCCATTTTGTGAACAAAGCCCACACCCCTGCCTAAAAAATAAGCAGCAACCCACTGCCTAAAAAATAGGCAGCCTAAAAAATAGGCAACCACACAGAATCCGAGAGCTACCACGTGTGACATCACATGGAAAGCTTGACACATAGAAAGTATTAGGCTATAATGTAGTCATGTTGGTAGAGCAAACCAACAAAACGAGCGAAACAAAACTTACTGTCAGACAGTAACTTTTTTGGGAGACCGAGATGATGATTGCAAATACCGACACAGTGGCATTCCCAGTAGAACTCACAGTGGATGACTTGGCTACGATGTATGGCGCACTTGCCACCGAACATAACCGTCTATTAGCAGAAAAGAAAAACCCAAAGTGCAAAGCATCGGGGCAGATACTCGAGCGGCAGTACACACGCTGCCTTGGCACATTGGCAAAAGTGCAAATGGCAATCGAAACAATGTACTCAAACTAACCCACGGGGCGAAAGCCCCTAACCCTTGGAGAACATCATGACAACCAAAACCAAAAAAGCACCTACCGGCTACATCATCTATCGTGGGCATTCGCTGCTGGACGGCAAGCCCATTGTGGCAGTGGCCATCGTGGGCGAATCCAAAAATGTCAAAACAGGCAACATGGTGCAAACGTACATCATGGCGGACAACGGGTTGTCACCCGTGGAGAGTGCTAGAAATTTATCGGACGTGTCAGTGTGCGGTGACTGCAAGCACCGGCGTGGCATGGGCGGTTCGTGCTACGTCAATCTGGGTCAAGGGGCTCGGTCTGTGATGGACGGACTGATGCGCGGTATCTATCCAAGCGCAACACCAGCGCAAGTTAGCAGGATTGTAAGTGGGCGCAAGATCCGGCTCGGTACGTACGGTGACCCAATGGCAGTGCCGGTATGGGTGTGGGACAACCTAGTATCCGAAGCGGACTCACACACTGGCTACACGCACCAATGGCAACCCGAAAAGCGCAAGCGCATGGACGTGCTGTACCCAGATCAGTATGACGGCATACGTGCTTTGTGCATGGCAAGTGTCGATACCGAGGATGAGTGGGTAAGTGCGTTGATGGAAAACTGGCGGACATTCCGCGTCCGGTCTGCGGATGAGCAAAAAGAAACAACTGAGTTCGTTTGCCCAGCAAGCGAGGAAGCAGGCAAGCGCGTGACGTGTGCTCAGTGCATGGCATGCAATGGTGTGGGCGAGGATGACGTGCGTATCAAGAAAGCAACACCGGTCATCATCGTGCATGGCTCATTGAAGAGCCGGTTCGAATCTACTGTCAGACAGTAACTTTGGGGAGAGATGAGATGAAACTTGTATATGAAAACACTGGGTGTGAGGTCAAGTGCGGCGAGGTGGCACGGACATTCCGAGATGAGGTTGTCTATATAGAGGGCTGGGATGAGCCAGCTCATCCGGGCAGCACTGGGCGGGTGTACATCAAACACTTTGGGGACAATGGCTGGACACAAGGGGTTTACCCGTCAGTCGTTGGTGCTGTGTGGGTACAGTGAGGAGAGCGAGATGAAATACTACATTGGCGAAGTGATGGAGCAAAACGGTGATCTGGAATACCGCGACAAATTCCTGTTTGCTACCAAGGGTAGTGCGGAGAAACACGCTTGGAAGGTAGCCAAGGATTGGCGCGGCTCCACTAGGGGTGATTGGGACAAAGAGATGCAAGCTTATTGGTCTGACTGCTCTTTGATCTGGGCGGGTACGTACCGTGAAATACCCCAAGAGGATTTCGAGGTGCTGAAAAAATACCTAGCAGTTTTATAAGGGGGCGATCATGAGAGCAATCGAAGCGCAGTATCAAATTGAAAACATGGAGGAGATCATGCGAGCAGCTAATACAGAAATCAAACCAGCGGACATCGATGGTTCGTATCGTACTGGGTCACTAGTAGGTGTGACTCGAGAGGACATCGTCAAGGCATTGGGGTTCGAGCCCAACATCAAGGACGATCCGGACAAAGTAGAAAACTCGTGGGCGTTCACACTGGACGGACACCCATGCGCCATCTGGGATTGGAAGGGTTCGCATCATGCCAAGGTCTGGTCGGTGTATGACCCACACAAAGTGCTGGATCGGGTGTTCGACATGGGGCATCTGTCACAGGGAGGCTGGTAATGGACAGAGAAGAGTGGATCTACCTTTGTGCTGTGCTGCTCGGAGTACTGATGGGTACGGTGCTGGGCGTGGCGTTGTCGGTGTATTGGTTCGGGCTACCCACTTGACACAGAGAAAGGTTTCACTCATAATACACACCTAGTAGTAAACAAGTACAAACAATTCAAACCTTGGAGAATATACATGGAAACTACCTTTTACTCGGACGTTGACCGTCTCGGTCTACTGCTGGCGCAGATTGCTGATCTGACCAAGCAGGCAAACGGCATCAAGAAAACCCTCAAAGAAATGCCATACAAAACCTACGAGGGCAATCTGTTCCGCGCTGTTGTGGTGGAGCAAGAGAAGACCACGTATGACGTGGATGTACTGAAGGCAGCAGCAGATCAGGCGGTACTTGATCTTGCCAAGCGCGAATCGTTTGTCGTGTCGGTGAAGGTCACCGCACGTGCAGCAGACTGACTCACCCTTAACCCTAACGTACTGTCAGACAGTACCTTTTATATGACGCACTAACTCAAACCCTTGGAGAACACTATGTCACGCATCAATCTGAACACACGTATCACGCTGGCTCAAGCCGCACACGGTATCGCAACAGTAGGTCATCAGCGCACCATCATCCTGCGCGGTGAGCCGGGTATCGGCAAGTCGTGGGTACTGAAGACCCTTGGCAAGCAGATGCCTACGCATCGCACGGTGTACATCGACTGCCAACTGCTGCTCGATCAGGGTGACTTCTTCTACCCACACATCGAGGTGACTGAGGCTGGCGGCAAGGTAGCCAAGCGCGTTGCACTCGAGGACTTCGACTTCTCTGACGGTACGCCATTAATTGTCATGCTGGATGAGATCGGCAAGTCCAACAAGTCGGTGATGAACGTGCTGCTGACGCTGTTATATGACCGCCGCATTGGGAACAACCACCTGCCCGAGGGCAGCATCGTGTTCGGTACTACCAACATGACCAGTGATGGTGTGGGTGACTTCATTGCAGCGCATGCACGTAGCCGGGGGATAATCACCACAGTCAAGAAGCCGCATGCTGGGTTCAATCACGATGGCTCGGTGGACGCTGATGCGTGGGGCTACTTCGCACTGAACAACGACATCGATCCTGCGATTACTGCGTGGGTCAAGATGAACCCGAACTGCCTTGAGTCGTACCTTGACCATACCGGCGGCGAGAAGTGGGACAACCCGTATGCGTTCCATCCTACGCAGGGTGCTGAGTCGTATGTGTGCCCACGTTCGTTGCATGCGTCCAGCGATATCGTCAAGCAGCGTGATGTGCTGGGTCATGAGTTGACGCTGTCGTTGCTGGCGGGTGCGGCTGGTGAGTCGTTCGCCCGTAGTTTCTCGGCGTTCCTGATGATCCAGAACAAGGTTGCAACTGCGGATGCGATTGCTGCTGCGCCTGAGTCAGCGGTTGTACCTGATGCGGGTGACGGCGTGGCGTTGTGCGTGACGGTGCTGAACCTTGTGTCGTACACCACAACCAAGAGTATCGATGCGCTGGTCACCTACATGAAGCGACTACCGAGTGAGTATCAGGCGTTGTTCGCACGGTCACTGATGGCTAACGAGAGCAAGAAAGATGTGGCGATCAAGTGCGAAGAGTTCCGCAAGTGGTCACTGGCTAATCACTGGATGTTTTAAGGGGGGCGTATGAACAACCTAACAGCAGAGCAACGACTGATACGTGCCACGGTGTGGCTCATGAACCAGCCCAAGTACGCAGCATTCGCTGGGCTGTACACAATGGGCAGCGTCGAGGTCAAGGACGGCATCCCGACTGCATGCACCAACGGACGTGATGAGTTCTATGGACGTGCGTTCCTTAACACGTTGGCTGAGCCGGAGATTCGTGGGACAAAGTTGCATGAGACATGGCACAAGGCAGGGCGGCACATGATCATCTACAAGCACCTTGCCAAGGAAGACCCGAAGCTGGCGAACATGGCAATGGACTACGTGATCAACCTGTTCATTCATGACAGTGACCCAGAGGGCAAGGACGTGCGACTACCCAAGGGTGCGCTGTTGGATCAGCGGTTCCGCAACATGGACATTGTGCAGGTGTACAACTTACTCAAGAAGGAGAAACAGAATGGACAAGGCAACGGTGGTGGCAAAGCAGGCGAGGGCACGGCGGACGCTGGCGGCGAGGGCGAGTTCGTGGATGAACATGACTGGGATTCTGCGGACAGCATCAGTGCAGATGAGGCAGAGGTATTCTCAAAGCAAGTTGATGAAGCACTTAGGCAAGGACAGCTAATCGCAGGCAAGCTGGGTGGTGACGTACCACGTGCCATCGAGGACATGCTGAAACCGTACATCGATTGGCGTGAGGTGTTGAGTGAGTTCGTGTCAGCGCATGCAGCAGGTCAGGACTTGCCATCGTACAAGAAACCTAATCGCCGCCTGATGGGTAGCAGCGTGATCATGCCGACTCACATCTCGGAGTCGGTAGGCAAGGTGGTGCTGGGTATCGATGCGTCCGGGTCTATCTTCGGTGACACGCTCAACGGGTTCATGGCCTACGTCAAGATGCTATGCGAGTCAGTAATGCCTGAGAGTGTGGAGTTGTTGTACTGGGATACAGAAGTATGTCAGCACGAGACGTATGACGCGAACAGCTACGCTGGTCTGTTGACATCAACCAAACCGAAAGGCGGTGGTGGTACACGCCCAGCATGTGTGGCTGAGTACTTACGTAAGCGCAGCATAGACGCATCCTGCATTGTGATGCTGACGGATGGGTATGTAGATGGTTGGGGCAAGGACTGGCCTGCGCCTACCTTGTGGTGCATAACAGAGAAACGCATTACCTCGCCGATAGGCAAGTCGGTACACATTGACGCTTAATTATTTTTACCTTGGAGAACATCATGACTATTCAGAACACATCAGTATTGGTTGACCTGAACATCTCGACATGGACAGGCCGTAAGCTCGACAAGAAAGTATCGGGCGAGATCGACGCAAGCAAGGGCACCAAGACCCGCGCTGGTAACTATCACAAGCAGTTGATGGCTGGCACTGACAAGCTTGAGGAAGTGCAGAAGATCGTGGGCGCGGCTCGACTGTGGCACCTCGAGCAGACACTGCCTTGGTCAGATGCTGGCTCACGCCTGCTGCCGATGGCTAACTTCTTCGAGTACAAGCAGAAGCTGTCGGTATTCGAGAATCAGTTCAAGGCTGCGGTGGAGGAGTTCGTTACCAAGTATCCGGAACTGGTCTCAGCGGCGGCTTTCCAGATCGGCGCGTTGTTCAACCGCGAGGATTACCCGCAGGTCGAGGACATCAAGCACAAGTTTCGTTTTGCGTACACGTTCATGCCGGTGCCGACTGCCAATGATTTCCGCATCGAGACCAACGATGAGACGATCAAAGAATTGCAGGCGCAGGCTGATGCAGTAGTTACGCAGCGTGTGAACGCAGCTATGCAGGAGATGTGGGAACGACTGCACACCCAGCTCAAGCACATGTCGGACAAGCTGACTGACTTGGCGCAGCCACGTGTGATGAAGAACGGTGACGAGCGGTACTCGCAGATTTTCCGTGACTCGCTGGTGACTAACGCTGTGGAGTTGTGCGGTCTGTTGACCAAGCTCAACGTGACTAATGATCCGAAGCTTGAACAGGCTCGAGCCACACTGGAGCGCACGATAGCAGGCGTGACTGCGGATGAGTTGCGTGACGATGATTACCGCCGTGCCGAGGTCAAGACCAAGGTTGATGAGATTCTGAAAGCATTCGATTTCTAAGGGGAACAGATATGACTGCACCGACAACTGAAGAAGTACTTGCCAAAGTACACCCGGACTTGCACCCAATGATTCGCGAGTTCATGCGCAGAAGCAAACACGTGCTGAGCATCGAGCAGGCGTACATGTATTACGAACGCAGGGAGGGTGAGGAGATCAAAACCTACTACTCTGGCGTGAGGTTCTATGACAACTCAGCGAAGGCTGAGTCAGTAGGTGGCATACGTATAGAGCATAAAGGCAAAGGCAAGCCCGTGTACCAAGTACGTACACGTCACGTCATCAACTCGCGATTCAAGAACAGTGAGCGCAAGCGGTCAGTCGAGACCACCGATGCCAAACGTGCAATGAAGGCAATGCTTCAGTACATCACGCCGTACACGTTGGATGAGGTATTCAAAGACCACGAAAGCACTGCGACTGGTGTGGTGTCTCGGTGGCGTTCGCAGTTGCAAGAAGATGTAAGTGCTTTGTCCGTACCTAGATCAGCAATGGTGACCGAGATGCAGAACCTCATTCGACAAGGTGTTAAATTCATCACGCCCGAGTTCAACCGGGTGGCAGAGAAGGCGTTGGCTGCGAACGAGGAGACCCAGCGCCGCATGGGAGCGAAGATCACCAAGCACTTCGTGTCGATGGGCAAGGAGCAGATCGCTGTGCTGACAGTGCATAACGACAACACACGTGTGTCCAACTTCTATCAGTCGTTCGAGTCGATGCCGATGCTGTTACAGGAGGGCGTGGCGATGTTGCGCATCATGCAAGACAACCAGCACATCGATGGGTTTGGGGCGCGGATCAGCGAGAACATGTTTGTCGTTTTAGAAATTGACGGACAAAAAGCTTGACGCTTCTTAAATGTTGTATAAACTAATGGAACTATGGATCATGATATCGAGCGAATGAGTCGGTACTACACCGTCCGCGTGGAACTTAACGAGGGTGAGATCGTCAGCGCTATTCCAATACACCCCGAGGCGTTTCATCCACTTAATGTGCCGGGGTTGTTTGAACAGAAGCTGGCGCTCTTGAAGATCGCCCCGGTGGGCACCGAGTTGGATGGTGTAGGTAAACGCAAAGCAGAGAATATTTATTACGTTCGCTTTTACGAAAACGAACCAAACTGGAGTGACATAAATGAAATGCTCATGTGGCGGTGAGACGGCAGTGCTGGAGACCCGCACAATTGATGAGATGTTTAGACGTAAACGGAAATGCGGTACTTGTGGGGAGTATTTCTTTACCAAGGAAGTGTTCCTATATGCGGCGAAGGACAACCCGAACGCAGCACCAGCAAAGCCCAAAGTACTGTTAACTAAACCGGAGGTATCCAAAGCGCAACGCAAGAAGGTGGAGACTAGACGCAAGCTGGAGGACATCAAGCGCGAGAGGAAATCCAAAGTGCCGAGTTACTTTATTGAGGAGGACTATTGATGTTACGTGACGGTAAGTTCATCAAGGAAGACCCACCCAAGATCGGTAAGTTCTACGTACCGAAGGTCAGAGAAGATGATCGCACACCAGAAGAACGGTTCGCACAGAACCTGCTGTTGGGTTACCAAGAAAAACAATACTCACTGTTGTCGAAAGTTTTTGGATTCATTTTGCGGGTGTAGTGGTGGTTGTAGTTGTAGCAGTAAATTAAATTAACCCTTGGAGAAACATCATGGATATGAAAGTCAAAGAAACCCCAGTCGTAATTTCAGCACCGAAGTTCAACACCGTTGAGGTGCTATTGCAGGGCACTGCCCCGCTTGTGGTTGCACGATTCAGCAAGAAGGCTGAGTTGATGGCGAAGATGGCAGAAGGCAGCACCGCCAAGAGCAAGAAAGAACGTACCGCCCGTGACTATGACAAGGAAGCAGAGGACGCACGTTACCGCTCGGGTGAAGGCTGGGAAGGTGTGAACGCTGCGGCGTTCCGTGCAGGCATGATCAGCGCATGCCGTCTGGTCGGGTTCAAGATGACACTGGCTAAGCTCTCAGTATTTGTCGAAGCCGATGGCTGGGATGTACAGGATGGCATTCCGCTGGTACGTGTGTACGGCAAGAGCGAGACCTTCACTGCACACACTCGCAACGCAACAGGTGTGGTTGATGTACGTAGTCGTCCGATGTATCGCGAGTGGGCTATCAAGTTGCGCGTCCGCTTCGATGCTGATCAGTTCAATGTGCAGGACGTGTACAACCTGATCGCACGTGTGGGTGGTCAAGTAGGTCTGTGTGAAGGCCGTCCTGACTCTAAGTCATCCGCTGGTTGTGGCTTCGGTACGTTCGAGGTGGTGCCGAATGATCGCCAGAAGGAAGTCGCGAAGAAATTCAGCATTAAGTAACTAGGCAGGTGGGGCTTCGCTGCGCCCGGTATGGCATTGCTGGGTGCGGCGCGGTTCGGTAAGGCAGGTATGGTGCGGCTGCGTAAGTTTGGGTTCCGTCAGGTTCGGTGAGGTATGGCAGGTGCGGCACGGCCCGGCCCGGTACGAAGCGGTTGGGTCAGTTCCACTTAGGTAAGGCAGGCGTGGCTCGGTTCGTCGCGGTACCGTCAGGTTCGGTCAGGTAAGGCAGGTGGCGCAAGGTACGGCTCGATGCGGTTCGGCAATGTCTGGTCGGGTATGGTTGATAAGGCAGGTATGTCGGGGCCGGGAGCGTTCGGGTTAGGTTGGATTTGGTACGGCAGGTTGGGCAAGGCTCGATCAGGCACGTTGCGGTTTGTTCCGGTAGGGCAGGTGAGGTGTGTTGTGGCGAGTTTTGGTAAGGATTCGTGGGGTAAGGCGAGGTAATGCAGGTGGGGTACGGCCCGGAGGTTCCGGCAAGGCGGGGTGTGGAATGGTGACGCAGGTAAGGCGGCGCTAGGTGTGGTGCGATGCGGTTTCGTAAGGTCTGGTTATGCAGGTGTCGTTGCGACTGGTACGACGAGGTGGGGTAAGGCGAGGTCAGGCAGGTAAGGCGGCGCTAGGTGCGGCGCGTTCGGGTAACGCAGGTGAGGTGTGGCACGGCGTGATTCGGTCGGGTGGGGTGACGCAGGTGAGGAATGGCTAGGCGCAGTAGCGTTCGGTCGGGTATGGCACGGCAATGCAGGTAAACAACTTGGAGAAAGCAATGACTGAAACAATGAAAGCAGAACGTAAGTTCTTAGAACGATTAGCAAAACAAAACGGCGGCATGCTGATGGTTGATACGGTGCTCGACGCAGCCCGTGACCCTAACTGTATCTTGCACAAACATTTCCAATGGGACGACACGAAAGCCGCAGAGTCATTCCGTAAGATGCAAGCACGTCAGCTTATTCAGAAGTGCACCGTCACGATTGAGAAAGCACCGGACGTACAGATCAGAGCGTTTGTAAGTTTGGCACCTGACCAACACGCAGGTGGTGGCTACCGTATGACAGCGGACGTGCTATCCGATGACGATCTCAAAGCGCAACTCTTGTACGAGATGCAAGCAGCGTTGGTCAAATGGAAGAAGCAGATCAACCTGCTGGACAGAGAGACTCTCGACATCATCAACAAACTCGAGGGCATCGTCGCAACCAAAACAAAAGGCAAGCGCAAAGAGGCGCGGGTATGAACAGAGATGAGTTTATTAATTTAGTCAGTGAAGCCGGGGGCTTTACTGAACTGCGTCCACTTATAGAACGTGAGTATTGGGTGTTCCCTTGTATCGATGATTTAGAAACTTTTGTTGGGCTAGCCTGCGCGGACATGGTGCAGGCAGCGGTGAATGTCCAGCGCGAGAAGGTCGCACGGTGGATGATCGCGAACGGTTATGCCACAGGCCACGGCGAGAAGATCACAGACTTGCTGGAAGAGTTGAAGTGGCAGATCGACGAGAAGATTGCGATTGAATGCGCGAGGAGAGAAAATGAACAGAGATGACATTATCCGCATGGCAAGAAAAGCTGGCGCTATGTTTGACCACATGACGTGGGTTGAGCGTGACCTTGCTCCAGTGTTTGAACGCTTTGCCAACCTAGTCGCAGCGGCGGAACGCGAGAGAATTAAATGGGACACCATTCATTCCTGCCACCCAGAGTGCGACAAGCCTGTATGCGTAGCAATGCGTAAAGCTGTATTAGAGGAGCGCGAGGCGTGTGCGAAGGTGTGTGAGGCTGAAGGCGAACGAGTCGATGCGTCTTGGGTAAGTTGCGCGTTCGCTATCCGCGAGAGAGGTGCGCCATGAGTGACCGAGAACTGATGCAGCCGACTAACAAACTGCGATTCGTGGAGCGAGATTGCTACGTCAAAAATGGTGAGTCGTTTATCCATCCATTTAAGCAGCGGGTGTTGCAGCAGTGGTGGCATACCGAATGCAATGGAGAGGGTGAATGGCGTGACGTACCGCTGGAGGCAGAGCAATGACTGATATACCCACCAGACTACGCAAGATGATGCCGCAATCTGTTTGTGCTGATGATCTGGATGAATGGGCATCGCATATAGAAATGTTGGAAAGTGACCCTGCCTCAGATTTCTGTCACCGCTTTGCGATCCTTATGGAGTGCATGATGCTGTCCAACGACATCAATCTTGACAAGTATTGGGATGAAGCCCATGCCTTGCTAGATGAGTACAACTCGGCGAGAGACAAGTGGATGGAGGCGCAAGGGCAACCGTATGTCTCTGGATTTGGAAAGGATTGATATGAGCGGAGATCACAACATGAATCAGTTTACATACGGCAAAGCCATCATTGGCGGAGAACACAACATGACCCAAAAGCAAGACATTGAGCAATACAAAAGCCAGATTGAGCGCCAATGTGTAGAGATGCAAGCCACGATTGACTTGCTGAAAGCCACAGTTGAAACGCTACGGATGCGCCTCAAGCCAGTAATAGCAGATGCACCGATGCGTACAGCCGATCATGATTTGCCACCAGTGGCTTCACCGCTTGGTTTGTCCATCAATCAATACCGACAGCAAACAACAGCCGTTATTGATGATCTTGTCTACCTCATTGAAAGCCTTGAGATATGAACAACCAAAACGTAATCGCACTACCAGCATCAACAAGCTACACACCAGAACAGGCGTTGCAGTCTGCTTTGAACGAGTCGCTTACTGATGTATTGATTATTGGGTACGACAATGAGGGCGAGTTGGTTATACGCTCATCAAAAATGAGTCGCATGGATGCTTTGTGGATGACAGAGAAAGCGAAAGAGTGGGCGTTGCGGGGTGGGTTATGACTGACGCTCTGCTAATGGACATGGTCTATGTTGGCTGCGGCGTCATCTTTGGGTTAATCGTTCGCAAGCTTGTCGTG